AAGCAAGCAAAGATCGCCGAGTTGGATTTACAGTTTAAGGGTGCTACTAGTGCTATTTTTGAACTAGTAAAAATGATACAACGTATGAAAGATGAAGTTATTGATCAAATAGAAGGTGAACAAGGCGACATTTGGGACACCAATGGTGAAGGTCGTGTACGCTATGCAGACCCTAATAAAAAGTTCGGCAACGTAAAACTTGTTCCAAGAAAAAGGTGGACCCCAGCATGAGACTAAGACAACTATTTGAAGCACCTGGCGAAACAGTAGGACTTATATTTGGAAGATTCAATCCTCCACACAAAGGTCACAAAAATGCATGGGAAATGGCCAGTCGAGAAACACACTGGTATGTAGGCACTAATCAAAGCACAGTTGGTCCTAAAGATCCATTGCCTGCACAAGCAAAAGTTGTTGCAATGGAAACTATTTGGCCTGAAGTAAAAGGACATATTGTATTCAGTCAAAGTTGGCTAACACTTGCTAGTGAGCTATATGCAAAGCATCCTGATGCTACATTAAAACTTTACACAGACGAAGCATGGGTTCCTAAAACTATACAGCAGTATAATGGTGCAGAAGGCCCGCACGGTAGTTACAACTTCAAAGACATAGAATGGGTAAAGCCGCCAAGACTTGCAAGTGCAACAGATCTACGTGCAGCAGTGTTAAATGATGATCCAGAAGCATTTGGCAAAGCAGCAGGAGTTCCTGCTGATACTGTAGTTGATATTCCAGGCGAGAATGTAACATTCTTTGAACTAGTTAAAAAGTATTTAGATCCACATCGCGAAAAACTTCTTGCTAAAAAATAAAATCTATAGTATACTATAACAATGTACAAATGTTATTTCCTATTGGACGAGATTCTAGAATCTCCGTATGAGCCAATCTCTATAAAGTTGCCTGGTTCAAGGCTTCACTCAATGCCGCTGGACTATCTGCTAGGACATTTTGACGATTTTAACTACAGAAACTTTTTTCATATAAGTCGAATAGAACTATTAGATACACAGACACCAAAGTTTATTGTTAATGTAATACATATGCCCAACTGGGTAGATACAAATCTATCAAAAGATGGCATTGATTTATTAAAAAATGATCCTAATGTTTATTTGTGCTTGATAACTACATTAGAATGTGTATTAGATACAAAGGCACTAGCAAATGAGTTAAACAGTAAAGAAATACCATTACACAAAGTTGTTGTTATGACTAGTAATATGCAGGCTCACGGAAATAAACTGGATGGTGTAAACTATATTTGTGTTAACTTTTGGGAAAGTATTACTAGGCTTCATCATCAGACGTTGCCCGATATTAGTGTAACTACACCTAAGCAACTTTCAATAAATACAGCAGAAAAAAAGTTTTTGTGTTTGAATAGGAATATAAAGCCTCATCGTATATGGCTAATGTACAGCCTATTGCGTAGTGATATAATCAAAGAAGGACATGTAAGTTTTAACCTTCCTAGTGTCGATCGTAGAGCATTTTATGTGTGTGCTAGATCGCATCATACACTAAAACGTATTCCTGAATCTCTACACGATGATTATAAGATGGCATTGGTTAGAGAAATGTATAATCGTAAACTAGATCCATTGCACAATCACCATGTAATAAACTATAACTCTAGTATCAAGTCTTACTACAATGACAGTTTGTTGAGTGTAATAACCGAAAGCGATACTAGTCTTAACTTTATTACAGAAAAAACTTACAAGGCTATAATGAATCTTCATCCGTTTTTTATTGTTGGCAATCCTGATCAACATGCATTACTTCGAGCTAGAGGCTATCATACTTTTGAAGATTTGTTTGGAGTTGATCAGATTACCAACTATGCAGAAGCATCGAAAATGTGGAAACACATCGGTAGTAAAAATATAGATGTATTAAAACAAAACATCAAGAAAAAATATTTAGATAAATTAATACATAACCAGCAGTTATTTCTTTCAAGGAAGATTAGTTGGAACGATATAACAAATAATCTTATAACAGCAGTAGGTGATACTTGACCCAAGATTTTAAAAAACATTTTTGCATGGCGCCATGGACACACATGAGCGTATGGCAAAACGGTGATGCATATCCTTGTTGTATATACCACTGGGATATGCCTATTGGTAACATCAACGAAGCTGGGTTTAAAGGTGCATGGAACAGTGAAAAGATGCGTGACTTGCGTATGCGTATGTTAAACAACGAACCAAGCGAAGGATGCAAAAAGTGTATCAACTATGACGACCAAGGTATTATCAGTTATAGACACAAGTTCAATACCGAATACGATCATCATTACAACTTAGTAGAAACAACCAGCGACGACGGCAGTGTAGAACAAATGAACCTTGCTTACTTTGATGTAAGGTTTAGTAATCTATGCAACATGAAATGCCGTAGTTGTGGTCCACATTTCAGCAGCAAGTGGGCAGAAGATATTTCAGGTAAGCCCGAAGTTGTAGAAATCAATCATCCAGAAATGTGGGACGAGATTGAAGAAATGTTGCCCACTATAGAAGAAGTTTATTTTACTGGCGGCGAAAGCCTGTTTATGGAGCAGCATTATAGGCTGCTGGATATGCTTATAGAGCGTGGACTCAAACCGAGATTAACATACAACAGCAATGCTAGTAGATTGAGCCTCAAAGGCAAACACATAAAAGATTACTGGCAGCACTTTGATAAAATATTCTTTTGTGTGAGTTGTGATCAAATAGGCATCAAAGCTGAATACACACGGGCTGGACAAAAGTGGAGTACAGTATTTGATAACTTGTGCTGGATACGTGATAACTTTGAACACAGCTATGACAAGGGTGTAGTTATACAACCTAATCCAACTATCAGTGTATTGAACATATTAGATTTGCGTAAGATTATCAACTTCTTGTTTGAACACAATATACCCACTGACTACGATATCAATCTCAGCAACTTGCTAGTTGGACCTGACTGGCTTAGTATTACAATACTACCTGATCACATAAAACAACTGGCTAAAGAAAACATAATATTATTAAAAGAAGATATTGATAAGTTGAATATGTATCCACAACGTAAAGAGTTTTTGCACACAGGACTAGACAATATCATAAACTTCATGTATAGTAAAGATGACAGTCATCTGATTCCTGCATTTAGGAATGAAATGCAGAAAATAGATTTAAAACGTGGTGAAAACTTTCTCAACGTATTTCCAGAACTAAAGGACTTGTATGTCTAAACAACTTAAAAACAGCAAACACTTTTGTATGATGCCGTGGACGCATATGCATTTGTGGCCTGCTGGCACAACATATCCTTGCTGTATGAGTGATCCAGAGTTTCCTATTGGAAATACACAAGAGCAGAGTTTGCAAGAAATATGGAACGGCAAAGAACTACGCAATATACGTATGAACATGCTACAGGACAAGCCAAGCAAAGAATGTAGACGTTGCTACGAACTAGAAGAAAACGGCATGAGTACATTGCGTACCGGTAGTATTGGAAACTATGCACACCATTGGGACAAAGTTGAAGCAACCAGCGATGATGGTAGTGCAGGCGATGTTAACATGGCATATATGGACATACGCTTTAGTAATCTTTGCAATCTTAAATGTCGCAGTTGTGGTCCACAGTTTAGCAGCAGTTGGTTTGAAGATCACAAAGTAACACACGGTGATCCAGGACATCCTAAGATACTCCAAGTACGTGATGAAATGAAAAGTTTTATGGACGAGCTTGATCCGTTGTTGGAAAGTGTAGAACGTGTGTACTGGGCCGGCGGAGAACCGCTTATTACCAAAGAGCATTACAACATACTTGACAAATGGATTGCTATGGGCAAACGTGATGTTAGTATGGATTATACTACAAACTTTACACAAATGTATTACAAAAAGAAAACAGCATTTGATTATTGGAATAAGTTTGAAAATGTTAGAGTAGCTGGTAGTTTAGATGCCAATCATGCTAGAGGTGAATACTTGCGTAAAAATATGGTGTGGAGTGAAGTTGTACAAAACAGACGCACAATGATAGAACAATGCCCACATGTGTATTTTGAACTAACACCTACTGTGAGTGTGTACAACGTGCTTAACCTGCCTGACTTTCACAAGGAATGGATTGAAGAAGGATTGTTAGAGCCTTCTAATATACGTATCAACATATTGTTGGATCCTACATATATGCGTTTGAGTATATTGCCTCCGTGGATTAAATCTAAAGTTGCTGAAAGATATTCAGAACATATTGCATACCTAAAGCAGTTTGATAATATTGCAGGTGTCATAAACGATTATGAAAGTATTTTAAACTTTATGGAAAAAGACCGCACAAACGAAATAAAAATGTTTAAGTTTAAAACACAACGTATAGACACTCTAAGACAGGAAAACTTGTTAGATGTGTTTCCCGAACTGGAGGGTATTTGGTAATGGGATTTTTTGAAAAAAGAGATATTGATCCAAACAGAGAAATGCCTATAAAGCCAACGGGTACATTAGCCGAAGATAAACACACTGCTACACTTGCTGCTATTGCAAAGTACAGCAAACCTGTACAAAAAGGTTTAGAAAATCTTGAAATAGAATACAAAGTTAATAGACAGACTAGACTGTGTATGTGTTTGTTGCCAGAATGGGATCCTAGTTTTCCACCTTACAATACAGCAAAACTTGCTAGTGCTGTAAAACGTGCAGGTTATGCTTGTAAAAGTTTTGATATAAATGTAGAAGCATACAATAGATTTCACAATGAAAAATGGCCTATTGATTTTGATCCTTGGGATCCACTACGTGACTGGCACTGGCTTGAAGAACATTATTACAAAGATATTCACCCACATCTAAAACCTATACTAGATGAAAAGATCGATGAGATAGTTGAGTTTGCACCAGATGTGGTTGGGTTTACATTGTACTATTGCAACGAAGCGCCTACAAAGTATGTAGCAGAACAACTGAAAAAGCGTATGCCAAATGTTCTAATCATGGTGGGCGGCCCTAGTACTCATGCTAGTTATTACAAGGGCGATGATTTATTTGATTATGTAGTAAACGGCGAAGGTGAACAACCATTATTGCTTGCACTAGAAAGCATAGAAAAAAAGCAAGGTGTTCAATACAACGAAAAAGAAAAAAGTATGATTATCCGGCAGCCTGAAAATCAGCGCTATAATCTAAGTACGTTGCCACTGCCTGACTACAGCGATTTTGACTTTAGCAAGTATAAGTTTCCAAATGGTGCGCTATGTGAAATATCAAGAGGCTGTATTGCCAAGTGTACGTTCTGCGAAGAAACACACTTTTGGAAATATAGGCAGCGTAATGCACTTAGCACACTCGATGAGATTGAACATATGTACTATGAACATGGTACTAATGTATTTTGGTTTATTGATAGTTTGGTAAATGGTAATCTAAATGAACTGCGTGGATTTGTAAAAGGAGTTGCCGAAAAAGGACTAGAGATACATTGGACTGGTTATTGTAGATGTGATGGTAGAATGGATGCTGAATACTACAAAGATCTAAAAGCAGGCGGATGCGAAGTTCTTAACTATGGTATTGAAAGCGGCAGTCAAGTTGTACTAGATGCTATGGATAAAAAAGTTACTGTACCAGAAATGGAAGCCAACTTTAGAGATGGCTATGCAGCTGGCATTGATGCAATGACCAACTGGATTGTAGGCTATCCTAACGAAGGACATAAAGAACTTGAAGACACTCTTACTTTTATGTATAGAGTACGCAATCAAGGACTTATTGCAATCAGTCAAGGTACAGGATTTAGTGTAGGTGTAGACACCATTGTAGGACAAAACTTTGACAAGTTTAATCTGTCACCGTTTTACTATTACGATCATTGGATTACAAAAGATTATAAAATGAGTATTGTACACAAACTCATACGTATGAAAACTTTTAGTATTTTTACAGACTTACTAAAAACAGAAAAAGTTTGCAGCAAGCCAACTCGTCCTAACTTGGCCAAGTTTCATTATGATATCAAGTTTGATAATCCTGATAACGAGTTTGATATTGAATACGATTATGATGACTTTGATTATAATATTATCAAGCCAGGCATTAGTAACTTTGCTGATAGTTTGGTAAATGAGATTTGGCCATTTTTAAGAATAGTATGGCGCACAAAAGGTGCATATAAACTACATTTAAAGTTCCGCAAAGAATGGGAATATGAAGAATGGGGAGAGCGTAATGCTGCTCCATTGGATGCTGACTATATATTTGAAATAACAGATGATGGCAAATGGACTGCTGACTTTAAATGGAAATATCAACAAGACGAATACAGTGATTGGGAAGACAAGTACTGGATTGAAAATGGTGCAATGCAAATGAGTCCAGATCCTTCGAGCCCTGTTTGGAGTATTATGGATTTCACCCGAGATAATAGCAATGCAGTTATTAGAGCACGTAAACTTGCATGGAAAGGTGATGCAGAGAAAAAGTCTAAAGATCCTTATAATGCTTATGATTTTAAAAAGTTTAAGCAAGACGAAAAAGACTTTATAAGTGTACGTAATATAGACTTTAGTTTTGAATATGAATGGCAGGGCAAAGGAGACTGGAGTGAGTAATACATATTGCGTATACCCGTTTATAAACGTACACACTAACACCGATGGTAGATGTAAACTATGCTGCCATGTGTACAGTGAAGACTATATTCAAGTAGATGGCAAAGATGCTGTACTAGGTAAAACTGACTGGTGGAACATTTGGAACGGGCAATACATGCTGGATGTTCGTGCAAAGATGCTGGCCGGTGGCAAAGTTAAAGAATGCAATCGCTGCTACGAACACGAAGAAAAAGGTTTAGAAAGCAGCAGACAATGGGCCAACAAAACATATCGTGCATCTGTAACACACGGCAACCCTACACACTTAGAACTACGATTGGGCAACCATTGTAACCTAAAATGCAATAGTTGTTGGAGTGTGAGCAGTGATCAGATTTACAAAGAACGTAAGAAGATACTTGCTAAAGAGTCTGTACCTAAGTGGTTAGATGACCAATGGCAACACGAGATTAAAAGTGTAGAGGAACACGATTGGGCATGGTACGAGACTCAGGAGTTTCGTGACTTTGTAGATCAAGTTGCACCTACATTAGAACGACTGTACATGACAGGTGGTGAGCCTACACTGATACAAGCAAATCAGTATGTATTGGACAAACTAGTAGAAGCTGGTAATACAAAATGTCATGTAGCATGGACAACCAATATGACTACATGGCCAGAAGGGTTTTATGACAAACTAGATTTTTTTGACACTAGTGAAATACAGATGAGCATCGACGGTTATGGTGATCATAACATGTACATACGCTATCCAACTGATTGGAACAAGGTAGAAGAAAACTTTGACAAAGCAATGCGGTTGCCTGAAAAAGTACAACTAAAGATTTACTTTGTGTATCAAGCATGGAATGTGTTTGATGTTGACAAACTAATACGTTGGCTAGAACAAAAGCAAACAAGGCGTGTGGACTTTGTTCCTATTTTCTTAGAACATCCTGATCAACTGCACAGTTGTGTATGGCCTAGAGAACTACAGCATAATATCATTGGAAAACTAATGATGCTGGATACAAAGCTACACCAAGATGCTGTTCAAAGAATCATTAACTACACACAGAATACTAATAAATATTCAGCAGAGAACCTCATGAGAATGAAACAGTTCATTAGTATCAATGATAGATATCGCAAGTATAAGTTTGCAGATATTTTTCCATTACTAAATGACATATTGGAAACAGAATGCAAGAAATAAAAGCTATTTTACCAGCTAAAGACAAATGGGTAAGCCTAGTATGGCAAGTCAACGATTGGTGCAACTTTCGTTGTACATATTGCAGCGAATGGAACTGGGCAGGACGTAATAAAAACGATACAGATATTCCGTTGATTGTTGATACACTTGAGCGTATTATGTTACATTATAAAGCCAAAGGTTACAAGTATTTTAAACTGTATCTCAGCGGAGGCGAACCTACATTTTGGAAGGCACTTATTCCTGTTGTAGAAAAGTTTAGAGAACATGCAGAATGGCCTGGCAGTTGTGTAGGTATCAACACCAACTTTAGTAAGCCACTAAGCTGGTGGAAGGATCATCATCACTTGTTTGAAGATGTTGTTGCTAGTTATCATGCAGAATGGAGCAAAGACGACAAGTACATGGATGTTTACAAGTTCTTACAAGATAAGAAAAACTATTTGTGTAGTCGTATTATGATGCATCACGATCATTTTGAACAGTGTATGGCATTTGGCGACAGAATAAAAAATGAGTGTGACAACTATATGATTGAGTATGCACCAGTCTATGACGAGTTACGTCCTAGCACAGATCCGTATCATTATGACGAACCGTGGCAGATGGAGTTTTTTCAAACTAATAGTACAGTACAACAGCAGAGTATTCCTATAAAAAAAGATCCTAGTTATGCTTGGGCAAAAGTACAATACGAAGATGATACTATAGAACCTATTGATACAAACGGCATCATTACAAACGGTAAAAACTTCTTTAAAGGTTGGTTGTGCAATATACACGAAAGTTTGCACATTCATCCTAATGGTAAAATACAACAAGCAAGTTGTGGAGTAGGACCAGTTGTTGGAAATATTGTACAAGGCGAGTTTAATACTACAATGAGTGAAGGAGTGTGGTGTCCTAAATCACATTGTCATTGTGCAGCAGACTTTAATATTAGTAAAGCAAGGCCAGAATATGCAAAACAAATTAGATAAACTACCAAAAAACTTTTGTTACTTTAGTATGCAAGGATACAGCACACATTCGCATGGACGTACTAGACCATGTTGTTTTAGTAGAGTAGAAACTAATGCATACATGCCAGGTGTTGATGTAGATTCAGTTCCTTATTGGAAGGAACATCATAACTGGAATAGTCCTGATCTTGAAGATTTTATCAACGATCCAAAAGCCAAAGAAATACGCAAGCAACTACTAAATGACGAAGTTCCAGACGGATGTCGTAGTTGTTTCGAACTTGAAGATCAAGGCATACGCAGTTTTAGACAAACATGGAATGAAATATACGAAGATCAAATAGACACAACTTTAAAGCATGTTGATAATGAAGGACATTTAGATGCACAGGCTGTTACGTACTTGGATATCAGTTTGGGAAATATTTGTAACCTAAAGTGTAGAAGTTGCAATCCGTGGGCAAGTCATCGATGGATAGAAGAAGGACCTACAGTGCCACACACTGATTGGGATGACACAGCATATATGATTGCCAAAATGAGCAGTGACAAGCCTTGGTTTATTAAAGCATTTGCTGAAGGATTTTTTGATGAAGTACTGCCTAATGTAAAAGTTATTAACTTTATTGGTGGCGAACCGTTAGTGGTTGAAGAACATTATGCTTGGTTAGAACACATAGTAGACCAAGGTTGGAGTAAGGATATTGAGCTCCATTATAATACTAATGGTACAACTATACCCGATAGACTATTAGCTATCTGGGATAAGTTTAAAGGTGTTATATTAAGTTTGAGTATAGATGCTATAGGTGATCTTGCATACTATGTTAGACATCCTACCAAATGGAAAATAATAGAAAAGAATACAAAAAAACTAGCAGAGTTTAGTCGCACACGCAAAGGTGTTCTTGTGCATACACACGTTACACTTAGTTTGCTAAACTTGCATGACTTGCCCAACTTGTTGGATTGGTGCAAACACCAATATGATACGTGGCACTATGAATGGGATTGGGGCAACTATGGTTATCAAAACTGTCTGCCGCATTTTAACATTGTAGATTTTCCACGTCACTTGAATATACGAAACTTACCCGAAGATCGCAAAGTGTTGATGAACAAAATGTTGGAAGAGCAACATCTCAAATACAAAAATGCCAAGTTGCCGGATTGGGAGCAGTGGGCAGTTGAAAACATTATCAACTTAAAAAATATTCTAAATCAGCCACAAGATGAAACAGACTGGAAACACTTTATTGATAATACCAATGCTAGTGACAAGTTTAGAAAACTCGACATTGTTGAATATATTCCGTGGATGGAGAAATATTTTTGAAACTAGTAAGTTTTGGCGATGAACTAACTATAACTAAAAATAACCATGTTGACTTGTTGGCAAAGCAACTGGGCATGTCTGTGGTGAACAAAGGACTGGAAGATACCAGCAATGAAAGAATATTCAACGATGTTGTAAAGTTTATATGTGAAAACAACACAAGTGAATATTTTTTTTTAATAGGCTGGACATCGCAGGCAAGGCAAGATATATTCTGGAAGGATGAATACTTTACGTATCGTCCTGACAAACGTGTGTACAATGATAACACTATTAATGGAATGCACAGAGGAGATGAAATATTATTCAATCCTATATTAAATTCTGGACAATGGGCTACTATGGCATTGTCCTTACAACAAACATTTGAGTTTCATGATTGTAAATATTTTATGTACAATACACAAGATTGTATTCATATTAGTGATTACAATGCAAAAAATATTAAAAGTTTAAAAACAACAAACTATCATAATCCGTTGAATAAAAGCAGTAGTATGAAATACTATTTAGAACAACAAAGTTTACAATCGCACACTTGGGCAGATTTTCTTTATCGTAAAATAAATGCAGGAGGTGTGCTTTGAAATATCTAGTTGCATTTGGATGTAGTCATACCAATGGCAGCATGTTAGACGGAAAAAACAGTGCCAGTGAATACAATGTGCGCAACGGGTTTCCAGCTATGCTTGCAAAGCGTCATGGATATGAGCTGATTAATATAAGCAAACCCGGTGGCAGCAATCAACACATATTTCGTACAGTATTAGACTTTGTAAATAATCATATGGAAGACCAATATGATTATTTGTTTTTAATAAACTGGTCGGGTGCTAATAGAATAGAACTACGCTATCCTGAAAAGAATGATCTACACAACTATGTACATTATGGAGATCATCTTGACTTTAAAAGTGTTCCATTTACTGTAGGTATTAAACCTAGTATCTATACATATAAACCTATTGTGCATTTAATCAAATACATTCCTTATTTGTTTGATGACAATATGATGTTTGATAAATGGGCAACTTATGCTTACAGTTTGCAATGTATTCTAAAGAAAAATAATATACAATATCTAATGAGCAACACATGTGAAGGACTAAAATCAACAGAATACAATGCTAATGTTATAAACAAGTTGGATACATTACACTATCCACATATCAGCAGCGAAAAAGATGCAATGGTTACATGGTTGTTGAATCAAGGTGTTAAAAAAACACCTTGTTGGCATTTTAGAGAAGATGGACATGCATTGTGGGCAGATAGATTAGAAACATATCTCAAGGAGCTAGGGTATGTTGAATAGAAATATAGTAAGCAAAAACTTTAGATATCGTAGTAATGAGTTTAACTTTCGATTGGGCTTTCCTGAAGAAAAAACTGTAAAAATAGGATCATTATACACTCGTATTGATTATTGGAAAAATGTTTACTTCAATCTCTTAAAACTCAAACCATTTGATAATATAATGTTCTATATGAATCAAAGTGGATTTGATACATTTGCAATGATATTGGCTGCTACCGAACTTGATTTAAACATAGTTTCATCAAATCCTGATTTACTAATACACACACTTCCTGATACAACACTAGATACCAAAGGATTTAATAAGCATCAAAACTATAGTTATCATGATTTGTCAGATCATAAGTTTGACAGTGTTGTAGAATATACACAAACAGGAACTTCAACAATACTAGGTAAGACAAAAATACCAACAATAACTATACACGGAAATGTTCTGCACACAAAATATGATATTCAACCTGAGCTAATTATAGACTTTATGCTGCCGGCATTGATGAATGATGCTGTTGAAACACACACCTGCCTAGGATTCAATGATGTCGTCGAAGGTATGCATCGGATATTAAAAGTTGTGCAAATGCAAGGCATCAACTGTGTTCTTGTGCCATCTATTGAAACTTGCTATAGTTTTGTTGAAGTAGCATTGTTAAAAAGTATTAACATTAATAACTTGCGCATCAACTGTTGGGACAATGGCCTTATAACACCTGTTGTTAATCCTGAAACTATCAACTACAACGATCTCGATGACTTGCCCAGTAAATATCGCATCAAAGGAAAAATATTAAGAGATGTCACCGAAGATAAAATATATTTTCAGTTTGTAAAGCCTGTTGATAAAAGTATAGCCAAAATAAAAGTTTCTGCTATGAATGCCGAAGTCAAACGTAGAACAGGAAAAAAAATAAGCAAGTGGGCATATGCACAAGGGCCCGATGACGAAACATTAATTTTGTTTAGGAATCTAGAATGATTAAAATAATCTACAATGACGGATGTAGTTTAGGTGCCGGCGCAGAACACAAGAGTTGGGAAATGTTGCCCGAAGGTGAGGAAATCTGTGATAGTACTTGGACAGATATTATTAAAACCAAATATTACCCAAATGCTAAAAAAATAACCAAAGCCACAACTGGCTCAAGCAATCGAGGCATACGCAGACGAACTATACACAATGTACTAGAACTATTAGAAACATACAAATCTGATGAAATACTAGTGTTTATAATGTGGACTAGTTTTTATAGACGAGAGTTTTTATTATCTAATCCTAAACTTGACAGAGGAAATAAGTATTTTACACTATTACCCAGTGACACTGCTAGAGGATTAAAATCTCCTACAGGAAAACTAGTAAACAGTGACGAACGTAGAACTATATTAAAAGACAATCATTTAGATATAATTGCTGATGAAATCTATACACATCATAACAAGCCTCTAAATCACTTATATGAATCATTAGCAGATGTTGAAGCAACTAATATGTTTTTAAAGTTGCATAGTATAAGAAGTGTACAATGTTTTGGATTTGGATCTGATGTCAACCCTAATCTAGTATTAGATTTAGATGACGTATACACAAACTCAATAGTTAAACGAGTATTAAAATATAATATATATTATATTCCTACTTCACCTCCTCAAGGATTTTATGAGTACTCTGTTGGACAGCATTTCGAACTTGGCCCTGGTTTACATCCTTTGGAATCAGCACATAGAGCTTGGGCTAATATTATTCCAAGACATTTTAGGTTGACACCTGAAAAGTAGTATGCTATATTGGTAATATAAACAAGAGGGCAATGTTATGAGAACACAACCACAAGATGTAATCAAAAAACTTGAAGCAGACAACAGTCGCCTTGCTAAAGAAGCAGTATTGCTAGAAGCAATGGAAGAAGGACTAGACGAGTTCTTTGAAGGTGTACGCATGGCACTCGATGCTCTTGTTACTTTTGGTGTTAAGCAAGTACCTGAGCGTTCAGACATACTAACCGGACAAGGTCTTTCGTGGCCAGTGTTCAAAGAGCTTGCTGACAAACTTGCTAATCGTGAACTAACAGGACATGCGGCACGTGATGCTATTGAACTTGCAATGGGCATTGCTACCACAGAACAGTGGAATGGGTTTTATCGTCGTATCTTAATCAAAGATTTACGATGCGGAATGAGCGAAAAGACTGTTAACAAAGTTGCTAAACAGTTTCCACAATATGCTGTTCCTGTATTTACTTGCGCTCTTGCTCATGATAGTGCCAAGCACGAAAAGAAGATGACTGGTGTAAAGCAGATTGAAATCAAACTGGATGGCGTGCGTGTTATCACAATCATTCGTGGCAACAAAGTAGAAATGTTTAGTCGTAACGGAAAACAGTTTCACAACTTTGGACATATTATCAAAGAACTGGAAACAGTACTAAAAACTAATCCTGCACCTTATGACTTGATGTTGGATGGAGAAGTAATGAGTGCTAACTTCCAAGACCTTATGAAGCAAGTACATCGCAAGGAAAGTGTAGAAGCAAACGATGCTGTATTGCATTTGTTTGACTTAGCACCTCTAGCAGATTTTCAAAACGGTGGCTGGACAAAACCACAAGCATTTAGAAGTGCCGCAGTTAAAGCATGGGTAAACCAGCATACAGATATCTTACAGCACGTTACAGCGTTGGATTGGGAAGAAGTTAACCTAGACACACCAAAAGGTGAAGCTCGCTTTGTAGAGCTTAATAAGGCGGCTGTAGACGGGGGATACGAAGGTGTAATGATCAAAGACGTTGATGCACCATATGAATGTAAGCGTACACACGCTTGGCTCAAAGCCAAGCCTTTTATTGAAGTAACATTGGAGGTAGTAGATGTCGAAGAAGGAACAGGACGAAACAAAGGACGCCTTGGAGCGTTGGTATGCGCTGGAGAAGACGATGGACGAATGGTCCAAGTCAACTGCGGAAGTGGGTTTAGTGACGCTAATCGTGATGATTTTTGGAATAGCCGTAGCAGTCTTATTGGCCAGCTTGTAGAAGTAAGAGCAGACGCTCTTACACAAAATCAAGACGGCACATACAGTTTGCGCTTCCCACGCTTTAAAACATTCCGTGGATTCGAAGTCGGCGAAAAATTATGATAAAGGAGAACGAACAATGGCATATGTAACAGTTGATGTAGAGTTAAACGAGTTCAATGACGAAGAGATTGTATACGAACTTAAAGCCCGCGGATATTACGTGCAGAAAGAATCATTCGAATTTAACAAACTAGACAAGTATGATCTTGATTTCATGCTAGACTTGGTTGACAAGAACAACACAGACTTGTATACTAATAGAGTAAGAGATAAACTTTATAACCTAAGGCACGGATTATGAACATACAACACGAACCACTGTTTGATACAGCAAAGGTAGAAAAGATTTACTCAGAAAAAGATGGTGTAGATGTAAAGTACGTTTGTACCTCTGCTACTAACGAACATGCCGCACAGGCCGCTGACATCTTCTATCGTGAGATACCGCATCCAGAATTTGGCAATCGTTACTTTGGTATATTCCGCGCTACTGGGTATGGTGCTGCGTTAGAGCCTCAAATCATGATCACAAATGCTGATGTTGTAGAGTCATTTGTGTTTGGTATGATTGAAGGTCCTAATGGTTGGGAGTATTCACAGCATAGACATGACTATCGTATTGTAGGCGATTGTGCCGTTGATGGCGGTCGATCATACTTTAAACGTGCGGGTGATTTGAGTGTGCCTACTAAGTTTATGAAAATTGTTAATGGTGAGTTTGTAGATGAAAAGCAAGATCTCTAAAGATGACAGCAAAAAACTTGTGCGTGGCAGATCAACTACACTCCTATCAATATTGAGGAACTAAGGATTGTATAATGTCCAAGAATGTACGCAGGCCTCAGGCACCCAAGAGGCGCAACTTTGAAGCAAAGGCGGTAAGGGATCCACAAGGTCCCTTCCGTCCGCAAGTGATCAAGAATAAGATCAAAAAGAAACCCAAGTACAATAAGATTGAGTGGGACGAATAAAATGAAACGCAAATACGACCTTCCAAAAAAATATGAATTAGATAACGAAACAGTAGATCAGATGGCTATTCACAGTCTTAAAGAACACTACAACTATACTGTAGAAGACATGGACAACTTTGTGCTGCATCAAAAAGGACATCCAGATGACTATGAACGCAACATAGAACTAAAAAGTGCTTTCAAAATAGTTCTTGACTATTACGGCGAATAACTGTATATTAGTTTTAAACCAAGTAAGAGGCACACATGGCAAAGTATGGACCAAAAGTTTTTCCTAGTGACATTATTAATACTAAAAAACATTGGGCAATAGGCACAATTTGGAACGCCGAAGGCTCAAAAGGCATATATAATATTGAAATGGTGGACAAAGGCTTTACATGTGATTGCCCAGCATTTAAAAAGTGCAAGCACATTAAACAAGTAGAGGAAGCATTCAATGGCTAAAGCAAACAAAGCAGCAGCAAAACCTAAGAAAAAAACAGTACGGGCAGTGCGCCGAGGCGCCAATATGATGCCATTGATGCCAACAAAAGGATTAACTTGGAATAAGGCCAAGTACTACACACATTATGAAGTAGAATCAAAGGAGTGGCTAACAACTGTTAAAACATACATTAAAAATCATTACGACAAGAAGGTTGTTAGTTCAATCAACCGGCTACCAGATTGGAAAGTTGGTGGGAAAAGTCATTGGACTTGTGCGGCGTATTGTTTAGATAATTATCCAGAGATTGTTCCGCCAGCATACAGTGAAGGACTAAACAAGTGGATTCTTGAACTTGCCGAAGAAGGTGCTGCTCTTGTAGAAGAAAAGAAAGCAGAAGAAAAAACCAAAAAGAATGTGCATGTTCCTAGTATCCAAGAACGTATTACAGAGCAAGCACAAGAAGCATGTGAGTCTATTGAAGAATGGCTTGAAGGATTTATCACCAACAAGAAAAATTTTGATCCAAAGGGGTTTGACTTTACTGCACACTTTGCTAAAATGAAAGTGTCGCAAGCCCATGCCCGCAAGATCAAAGGGTATTACGCAGGCGAACTTGCTGAAGCACAGTTGATTCAAAAGTTGCCTACTCCTGGCGAAATCAATCGTGAGAAGGACGAACACAAAGCTGACATGCTACAGCAGCTACGCGAAGGCTACAGCCATCTAACTAAAAAGGATGCAGCAACATACTTGGAAGCACTAGAGACGCTACACGGCGCTTGTGACCTTGTTATAGACGCTGCTAAAGCCACACGCAAGCCGCGTACAAAAAAAGCGCCGAGCAAAGAAAAGTTGATTGCCAAGTTGAAGTATCTTGAGCGTGATGATAAACTACAGCTAGTTAGTGTGAACCCATTGGATGTATTAGATGCTAAAGAAGTTTGGGTGTACAATACAAAGACACGCAAACTTGGCAAATATATTGCAGACGATCATGCTACAATACAAGTGAAAGGCACAACGCTGTTGCACTATGATGAAAAGAACAGTGTACAAAAAACATTACGCAAGCCAGACGAAACTCTTAAATCATTTAAAAAAGCCGGTAAGGTGCAACTACGCAAGTTTATGGATGAGATTAAAACAACTGATATCAAACTCAACGGACGTTTAAATAGTGATACTATTATTCTAAAATGTACACAATAAATAAGTATATGAATAATAAGAATAGAATTGAAAAACAAGTAGCACGTTGGGACTTATATGCAAAAATAGCCCCAACGTTTTTTTTAGTTGTAGCAACAATAGCACTTACCTACGGTATAACAAGTTTTGATACACTGTTTAATATAGGAATGGTGCTATTTGCGTTTACTGCGGTAACTTGGTGGTTCTGGACTATTTTTACAATACGATATATTATTAACATAATGTCAGTGGCAACACAGGACTTGATAGATGTTAAACAAGATCTTAAAGAGATCAGAGAGGAGTACGTAGATGACTCCAAGTAGAATAGTAATACTTAATATAATAAGCGGGCTGAGTTTGGCAACATGCATTATATTTGGTGTAACATACATGAGTTTCAAAAACGCCAATGTATTCCAAGATATAAAGATTGAAATAATAAATAACCCTGTTACCGGAAGTAGTGATATTGAATTTTCAATGATAGGATACAAGAGATATGAGTGCAACAGTACACGAATATACGGAGTTGCATATGCAGAAGACGGCAGTCATTCACACCAGTTAGATGCTTTTACAAGACAGTATACACGCAACGTGCGTCCGGGCGAAATAGTGCCAAACACGTGGAGTATGGAACGACCTGCAGATATGGACCACAATGCTCGCTATAGAGTAACTATGTACGGAGACTTTGTTTGCAATCACTGGGTATTCAAAGTTCCTAAAACAGCAGAGTATAGTAATATATTATTAATTGTAGAACCAGTTGACAATAACACAGAATAGTAGTATTATAAGTAATACAGTGGACTAAGTGTTCGACCCACTTTAAATATTCCGCACACTCCATTAACAAAGGAGTATACTAATGGCTTATTATTCGACTAAAACATACGGACACCAAATTGGCTTATCAGCAGTGTTCCGTCAACCACATGCAGATCATTCACACTGCAAATTCTTACATGGCTATAGCTTGGGTTTCAGGTTCACATTTGGCTGTGAAGAACTAGACAACAAAAACTGGGCAGTAGACTTTGGTGGCCTCAAACCTCTCAAAGCATGGCTTGAAGATACATTTGATCACAAGACAGTCATTGACAGAGATGATCCGTTCTTGTACAAGTTTGCAGAGCTTGAAAACATGGGCTTGTGTGAAATCACAGTGCTAGACGGAGTTGGTGCAGAGAAGTTCGCATATCATGCTTGGCGTTTTGCCGACAAACTGATACGTGAAGCAACAGACAATCGTTGCTGGTGTGCAGAAGTAGAATGTTCAGAGCATGGAGCAAACAGTGCAATCTACAAAGCAGTGGACTGAGACTAAAGCAGAACGCAAAGCAAGGAAGGCCCGCGACAAAGCGGGTCTGCCTGTTGTTCCTGTACCAAACCCTAATGTTGAAACAATATCAACTCCTAAAAGATATGTAGCGTGTCTAAAATGGGGTGACAAATATTCTGCTGAGTACGTAAACAAGTTATACAATATGGTGGATAGGAATATCACTATTGATTATGAGTTTGTATGCTTTACAGAAAACACAACAGGATTGAACAAAAATATCACAACCTATCCACTGCCAAAAATAAGAGCCAATGGCTGGTGGTACAAACCTATGTTTGTTGGTGCTGACTTGCCAATAAAAGGAACACTGTTATTTTTAGATTTAGACGTTGTAGTTTTTAAAAACATTGACAAACTGTTTACACATCAACCTAATAGATTTTGTATCATACGTGATTTTAATCGTAGTCAACGCAAAGATTGGAATCGTATGAACAGTAGTGTATTTAGAATAAACATTGGAGCATACGATAATATTTGGCAACAATTCAAACAAAATCCGCTGGCGCACATGCAACGATTGCGTGGAGATCAAGATTGGATGTTTAAACACATTACTGATCATCAATTCTGGCCTGACGAATGGATAATGAGTTACAAGTGGGAAATGAGAGACAGGAGAGATCTCAAACTTGATCCTGTAAGAAAACGTAACTTTGTAATAGACGCACCACCTAAAATAGATCCTAATACATGTATTGCTGTATTTCACGGAGAACCAAATCCAGAAGATGCAAATGACAGTTGGGTAAAGGAACATTGGCAATGACAACAACTAACATTTATGTAGTACATACCTATAATAAAACTTCACAAGAATCAAACTATAGATATCACGGAGTATATAGCAGTAAAGAACTTGCTGATGCCGCGGGCAAAGAATACTGCGAAACATGGGGCGAAGATTCACTATGTTATACAGTAAATATAAGTGCATTGGACGATATCATTAATGGTGTACACAGGAGCGAGCTTAGTGGTTGACAAACTAGTTAAAATCTAGTATAGTAGTTGTATGATTAGAACTTATATGATGTATGCAGGTCTTACTTTTCTCGGCTACGAGTATGGCGAGACCGAAGAGGCAGTGGTTTTTAGGACGGTTGGCAAGTTTGGCCCTCCCCAAAACTGGAACGAAACCAAATATACAGCAACACTTATCAAGTTGCCCGAACTGGACCTAGTATGACAAAACGCATCGGCTTTGCCTGCAAGTATCTACATTACAATCAATCACAGCCTAAGAAGCTGTTAGAAGAACTACAGCGACCTCTTACAGAGCGCAGCACCACAGTTGCTTGGCTAAATAGACAAACAACGGCAGTTGCAGAAGAACGCATGTGGGATATCATGGTTCATAATGCTGCCGCAGCAAAAAGGTTAGTTGAATATGTGGGAAGCCTTCCTCCAGAGCTTAGAATGGTCCGACTGGGTAGTAATCAGCTTCCTTGTTATACCCAGCGTGACTGGAGTTATTTTTGGCAGCGTCCTGACGTTATTGCACATGGTGAGAGAGAATATGCAAAAGTCGGTGAAGCGGCAAGAGCCCTTGATGTGCGACTATCAATGCATCCAGGACAATTCTGTGTACTCGCAAGTGACAATGACGAAATCGTCGAAAGGAGCATAGAAGAATTTGAATATCACGCCACTCTCATACGGTGGATGGGCTACGGAAAACGCTTCCAAGACTTCAAGTGCAACGTACACATCTCAGGCCGCAAAGGTCCAGCCGGTATCCGCGACACGCTTAAACGCCTCTCGCCAGAAGCAAGAAACACTATTACAATCGAAAACGACGAAAACAAATGGGGAATTGGAGACAGTCTTGAGCTTGCAAACGATCTCGCTCTGGTGCTAGACATCCACCATCACTGGTGTCGTGAAGGAGAATATATTCAACCCGATGATGACCGTATTAAACGTATTGTCGATAGCTGGCGTGGCGAGCGTCCTGCTATGCATTACAGTTGTAGCCGCGAGGATGTACTACAAGAATTTGATCCAGGTGTACGACCAGACATGGCAACACTGCTTGAAAGTGGATACAAAAAAGGAAAACTAAGAGCACACAGTGATTACATGTGGAATAATGCAGTCAATGAATGGGCATTGTCGCATTGGGAGTGGGCAGACATTATGGTCGAGGCTAAGATGAAAAACTTGGCAAGTGGACAACTTTATAGCATGACCGAAGAGTCCAAGCAAATGGCAGCATAAATACAGCATGGAGAACAACATGAGAAGCAACTTTATACAAACGATGTATGCACGTACACAAGCGCCTACACAGTCACAGGATAAAAATCCTAACAGAGTGCTGGGCGGACTCAAGGGCGCAGGCGTAAATAGTTTTACCATGCTTGGCGAAGATGGTATGGAAAAACAAATACCAACTCAAGCATATGTTTTTGCACTTGAAGAAAAGTTAAGTAGATTAGAACAACAACTAAAAGAACAAGACAAACGTATTAGGAGATTATCAAATGATCAAAAACTGGATAGAAACACGATTACGGGAGCGGTCAACCGTTGACGGAGTGCTAATGGTAGCAGCAGGCGCAGCTATTATTATCTTTTCCCCATTAACTAAACTTATTGCTTATGGTGCTATTGCATACGGAGCATGGACTATTTGGCGCAAAGGTTAAAAGTTGCAGCCATTGGATGTAGTTTTACAAACTACATTTGGCCTACATATGCAGATGTACTTCAAGCAGACAAGTTTGGTCAAGCAGGTATTGGCAACGAGCGCATCTTCTACATATTATGTCACTTATACAAAACACAGCAGTTGTATCTTTATGATGCAATTATTATTCAATGGACTGGTCCTTTTAGATTTGATTACTTGAAAAAAGACGGATGGACACACAATGACGGCAATATTGCCCATAGTGTAGAAAATAGGTATATTTGGAAGAAAATTAAAGAGTGGTACAATGAAGATTTTGAAACTGAAAAAAGTGAAAATTATATTTTAGCAACAAAAGCAATTTGCGATAAGATAGGAATAAAACAATATCATATGTCCATGACTGATTTTATAGACTATGTAGACCTACCTGAACTAAGTGATAATTTTAAAGGAAGGTATCAAATACAAAGTGCTAAATGGTCAAAAACACCATTTGAAGATGGGCATCCTGATATTCCTTCTCATATTTCAATAGCAGAAAAAGCCGCAGAATATTTACAAACTAACATTAGTCCTATTATGACAAACAAGTGTAACGATTTTCACAAACAGATTTTAAAAGGAATGACGTTTGAAGATATAGATAATGATTACAAGCTATATTTTTCCAATAGGCATATTACTGCTTGCTGACATTTTCCATACTTGCTTTGCATTCACTCCACGCTGTTGTGCAAAACGTTTTGCATCGCAGTTTTCGCATACATGGAAATAGTTGTTGCTGAGTCTTTTTGGATCCATACTTCCTCGCTCTCTAGCAAACTCTTCGTTGCAGTTATCGCAACGTAGCAGTACCATTGTTTTTTTACGATTATACGTGTGTTGTTTGCCGAGTTTACTGCGGCGCATGTGCCACGTATCAATTAAATATTCTTTTAGAAACATAAGTATATTTACCACTGATTTACATTAAGATTATAAAATACAACGATAAATATTAGAAAGGAACACTATGAGCATACTAACATTAACTCCAGCAGCAGAGAAACAAATCGATCTTCTAAGTGAAGAAAACAACTGCTACGGCATTACACTAAACATCAAGGGTGGTGGATGTGCTGGATTTGAATACGAATGGGGTACAGTAGCTACTCCAGCAGACTTAGCAGCAGATGACGAAGTTGTAAAAACAACAAATGGATGTGCGTTTGTAGTAGGCGCTCACAGTTTAATGTTTCTAATAGGAACCGAAGTGGATTATGTAAAAAGTTTAGTTGGTGCTAACTTTGAAATAAACAATCCAAATGCACAGAGTTCATGCGGATGTGGCGTAAGCGTCAACTTCGATATGGATAATTTAGTACCACAGTTTTAAAGGATAAAGAAATGGCAAGACAAGAAGTTGATATTGGTATCGAGGGTAATGACGGCACAGGCGATAGCATCCGTGAAAGTTTCAAAAAAGTAAATACAAACTTTACTGAACTATATGCTGTATTTGGGCTTGGCGGTGCAATATCATTTAAAAATATCGACGATGTTCCTGATTCATATTTAGGAAACACAGGTGCTATCACAGCAGTTAACAGTACAGAAACTGGGTTAAACTTTTATAAGTTTGTTAGTGATACTGGCAATAACGGCTCGGATAAAGCAGTTAATACTATTAATAATAGTGTCGTTGTTGAGTTTGATGATGTAGATCCTGCTACGCCTAATCAAAGCGGCACAGTCAAGATTATCATCAATGATCCACATATTGAACGTGATCCTGATCCGGTATTAAATGCTCCCTTAAACGCTCAAGCAGTAACAGCATATAGTAATGCTATTAATACAACACTAAGAAATACCGGAGCAGGTGATGATATTAATACACTTGTTACCAACTGGGCAACTACACATCCTGGATCAGCAGCTATTTCTACTGACAATGTTATCATCAGTAAGGGTTATGCAGATGATAACTATGTAAATGTAGCAGGCGATACCATGACTGGTGCTTTGAATGTTCCAGCAAGTGCTACTGGTACACAAGTTCCACAAACACAAGAAGTTATTACACGAGCAGGTAGCGAAACCAACAGACGTATGTTAGACACACTTTACCTAGCGGATCACCCAAATCCTCTCGAAGGGTTCGGCGCTCCAAATGGTAAAGATGATTTACAAGCTGTTACAAAACTTTATGTTGATACACAGGGCTATGCTAGTGCAACAAACATTTATGTTTCAACATCTGGCGATGATTCACAAAAAGCAGCTCCAGCTGGCCAAGAAGGTAGGTCGCCACAGTATGCTTACAAATCTGTTAATGCTGCTATGATTAAAGCAGAATCGATTATTGAAGCTACTCCATACGAACCTGGTCCTTATGTACAGCAAGTAACATACGACAATGGCGCTGTTAATAGTATTATTGATAGTATTACAGGATATACCAGTCCAGCAACCGCAGTAGCAGCTAGTAACTTAGCTGTGTCTAATACAAACTCTATACAAGAATTTGTACAAGATTACATTGAAGTTAACTTTGCAGACTTAACATACGATATACAACTTTGTAAACGTGATGTACAACTAATGATCGATTCTGTAAGACTTGATGTTAATGCAGGATTAACAGTAAACTATCTATCACGTTGGGCAGGCCTAAGATACAATGCAAACCCAAGTGCAATTAAAGCACAAGTAGATCAAGGAGCAGCTACACGAGCATCAATTGCTGTGGTTAGAGCACAGTTGGTTAGTGCATTTAATGACGCTAATACAGCAGCACCGGGCACAATCTCAGCAAGTGTTATTACAGCCTACACTGATCGTTTTAATGAAATCATTGACATTTTGTCAGGAACAGATGTTGCCCTTGCAGCTACAGGCGCAGGATATACATTTGCATTTACTAATGGTACAAACGCAGCAGTTGATCAAGGTGGTGAAGGCAATCCTGATCTTATTGAAGGTAAAATCATTGTAGGGAAACTATCAGGTGCAAAAGGTATTATTACTGATTACACTCGTAGCGCAAGTGTTACTACTGATAGTATAGTAGTTGACCTAGTTGAACCTATTGAGTTTATTGCAGGTGAAGAACTAGAATTTGGTAATATTACTAGAAACAACCAAATCACAGTAAGAATTGAAAGTGGTATTTATTACGAACACCTTCCTATTAAGTTACCTGAAAACGTAAGTATCAAAGGCGATGAGTTTAGACGAGTTGTTCTACGTCCAAAGCCTGGTGTTTCGCAGAGTAAATGGAATCATACATATTTCTATAGAGATATTGTAACTGATGGACTTATATCAGCATATTCACCAGCTGCAACACTAACAAATGTGTCTGCTGATGATCCGGCACGTACACTAGGAACATATCAGATAGGTGTAGATGATTGGGGATCTAATGGTGCCGGCGTAAAAGCTACATTCCAGGTTATTGTTTTATCAGGTGGAGCCTGTACTGTAACCATTACAAGTGGCGGCGATGGATTTATTGTTGGCGAAACAATAACTATTAACGACAGTAAAATTGGTGCTGGTGGCGGAGCAGACTTAACGTTTGATATTGCAACCACAGGCGGCGGCTATCACTTTACACACCCAGTTAGTGGCAAGCAAGGAAAATATGGATATCATTATGTTTCTGATCCTAGTAAAATAGCAGATGTAGGCACCGATGCTACAGCCAATCCTGGAAACTTTAAAGAAGCTGCAAGATTGATTGAACTCAACAAAGCCTATTTGGTAGAAGAAACAATCGAATATGTTAATGCAACATATCCTTCCTTGGTTTACAACGAAACCAAATGTCGTAGAGATACTGGATTGATTGTTGACGGTATTGTTAAAGATTTACGTGTAGGTGGAAGAGAAAACACTCTTACAAATCAAGGCGCATACTATGCAGGTGCCGTTGCAGGACAAGAAACAGAAACTGCCGCAGCAATAACAAATCTAAAAGCTATTATCACAAACGTACTAGCCAACGATTCAGGCAATGGTTATGCAGGAACAGGAAGTGTTGCTCAGATATTTGATGAAGATTATGCAGCAGAAGCTGCATCAGATACACAAGCTACTGCGTTGGTCGATTGTGTTGCATATTTTAATAATGTAAACTATAATCCTCCATTAAACAACAGTGAAATGGATGTTCTACTGTGTAATGATGGTACTATTGTAAGAAACATTACTGTACAAAGACAAGGCGGATTTATGATGGTGCTTGACCCAGAAGGTCAAATATTAACACGTTCGCCTTATTGTCAAACAGGATCAAGTTTTGCACAATCAAAAGGAACAAACAGAAACTTTGCAGGCGGATTGTTTGTTGACGGATATGCAGGTAATATGCCTGCAACTATTGACACAGTAAATAGTGCATTTAGTATTAGTGTAAGTTCACCGACTGATCAAGGTTTATTTGTAAGAAGACCTCCTACACCGTTTCCGTTCTTTATCAACGGTGCAAGATATCAAGTTAACACAATATCTGCATACGATAAAGCTGCCGGAACTGCTACATTTATTTTAGATGAAACCAGTAATCCAAGCGAAAGTACATCACGCAACATAGATAATATTACACAGGCAGCAACCGCTGTGCTGCGCACAACTACTGCACATCCATACTCAGATGCAGATCGTATTACAATCAGTAATGTAAATGGTATGGTTGAAATAAACAGTGCTACGTTGTATGTTAAAACCACAATCAATCCAAATGAAGTCGAACTATATACCGATGCAGCTCTAACAGCAGGTTATAATACCAGTGCATTTAGTGCATACACAGGCAGCGGCCTTGCTCAAACGTTTGTAGTTGGTCGAGGGTATACTGGCAGCACTGGTGTTGACATATTTGTACAAAGTGGTGGTAACAGAAGTATGTTAGCAAACGACTTTACACAAATCAACGATTTAGGGTTTGGTGCATTATGTGTTAACAACGCACTAGCAGAACTTGTTAGTATGTTTACATACTATTGTCATACTGGATATCTTGCACTAGACGGATCTCAAATACGTAGTCTTGGAGGCAACAACAGTTATGGTATTTACGGACTGGTTTCGGCAGGCGCAGATCCAGATGAAGTTGCTACAGATGTTACACTAGGTGCTAATATGGTATTTCCTGGAAAAACATTTAGAGCAGATGGCATATTAGATTTTTCAGCTGCGGCACCGTCTACAGGAAATATTAGTGCAGGACAAACACTAACACAAGGCTTGATCAATGCTACTATTACCGCTGTTACACAAGCAAGTCCAGCATCAGTTACTGCAACTGGACATGGGCTAACCAATGCCGATCTAGTTACAATATCTGGAGTTGTTGGTATGACAGAACTAAATGGCTTGCAGTTTTATGTAAGTGTAACAAATGTTAACGAATTTACATTGTACACTGACGCTGGATTAAGTTCTGCATATGATTCTTCAACCAACACTGCATACACTAGTGGAGGTGTTGCAACTAGAGCAGCTAATGCGACAGGTATACTAAGTTTCACAGGTGAAGAAGATGGTAGTGGAGATCCTACTAGATTGTATGTACATACCACAACAGGAACATTCAACACAACTGCAACTATTACTTCACCTACAAGTACAAATGTTGGTATTCCGGCAACAGTTACAACACTAGACAATGATGCACCAGAAGATTCGTTGTTTATGTATGTTTATGATTTAAAAGAATATCCTCATAACGTAAGTGAAGTTGAAATACTACACAATACTGGATTGTATCAACCATACGAAATAACAAACGCAAGTGATGCCAACTTTACATTAAGTAGTTACGACATTGACACTAGTAGTGCAGTCGGACTTACAGGTACATACACTGCTGATACAGCTATCTTTAAAGTCAAGAAAACACGAGCTGACAACTACAGTGTTGATATTACAGGAGGCGGCAGTGGAGCAGGTGCAGCCGGCGAGACAATCATTATTCCAGGTACACTGCTTGGCGGTGCTACACCTGCTAACGATGCTACTATTACAACAACAGATGTAGACGGTGGAGTAATAACGGCTGCTAGTATTGCAGGTACTCCGAGATTTGATGATAGTACTCCTGTGCGTGATGGTAAAGTATGGAAGTTAAACTTTGGTACTGGACTCGAAGGAACAGCATCAAATGGTTTACAAGAAAATACTGATCACGATACCAAACTTGTAATACGTCACAAGCAAAACTTCTTACTCGATGACTTTGGTACAGAAGAACTACCAACTCGTCCAAGTACAGCATTTACTTTCACGCAAGATACTACAGAGTATGTGTATCGTACTATTCTATTCGGCAATCAAATCACAGATGGAGTAACTACAACGGCTAACCAGCGTATGGTGACATTTGATAGTAACTTTAGATACACTGATTTAAGCGTTAATCAAAGTATAATAACCGCTACTGAAAGTTTCTTTAGTGCTAACAGTACTGTAAACTCAAACTATACTGATATTGTAGCTGCTGCCACACCAAGTGCAACTATTACAATGGGTGCTACTGCTGCAACTACAAGCACAGACGGGAGTAGATTTATTGCAATTGGGCAACTAGATGCTACTGAAAGAACACGTTTAGCAAATGCTGATATGATTGTTACATGGGGCGGCAAAACCTATCAGATAGATGACTATGCAGAATACTCATACACAGGTGGCAGCGGTACTGTTGCAATGGCTGTAATACAGATTTCTGATGTTGCTAATACAGATATTCACTGGCCTGCATTGAATCCTGGACTTGCTAAGACATTGGTCAACAGTGGTGGTATAACACTAAAAGCTGGATTATCATCTGGAGAAGCAGCAGAGATTACTGTTAACATTAGTACCAACAGAGCAACAGGACACGATATGCTTGACATTGGTACAGGTGGATTTAACACCAGTAACTATCCAGAACGTATTTACGGTTCACCATTTGGATTTGCTCCTGTTTCATCCGGCGATGCAATCGACAGTACTGGTAATGCAAGTGCAGCACAAGTACAAGAACGCAACAAAGGTCGAGTTTTTGCTACACTTACTGACCAAGATGGTTTCTTCCGTGTAGGTAGATTCTTTACAGTCGACCAAGGTACTGGTAGTGTTACATTTAATGCTGCACTTGTTCTTACAAACATTGATGGTATTGGATTTAAGCGTGGTGTGCGTGTTAACGAGTTTAGCAACGACGATACGTTTACTGATGCCAAAGGCGATGCAGTACCAACACAGACTGCAACAGAAGGTTACATAGATCAGCGTTTAGGATTTGATAGAGATGGCGCTACAGGCGGTACAGTTATCGGTCCAGGCGTAATGAGTTTAGGTGGTCCAGGGTTTAGTCAAACTATTATGAACAGTGACATGAACTTGGGTAGTAATCGTATTACTAACTTAGGAACACCAACTGCTTCAAGTGATGCTACAACAAAACAATATGTTGATCAAAAAACAGATCAACTAAATGATATCGGCGATGTAACTATTACAGGAACAGGCGCTCCTATCACTAGCAACATTTTAGCATTTGTAGGAACTAATCAACAAAGTGTAAATGTTGAAGTAACTGGCGATATTGGACTTACATATACAAGTGGTAATAGTATTACAGCAAATATCAATACTGGTGTTATTGTTAACAATGATATTAATGCTAGTGCTGCAATAGATCAAAGCAAACTTAATATGAATGCTGCGACTACAAGAGTAAATGCAGTTGGTATTACACAAGCAGACTTAGGGTTGGCGAGTTTCCATAGTACACAGTTTACATCAACCAATGGCTGGATAGAGCTTGAAGACTTGGGTGTTGTAAATGCTAAACTAGCAAATGATGATGTAACTATTGGTGGCACTAGTATTGCACTTGGTGCAACAAGTACAAGTATTACAGGCTTAACAGGTCTTACATTTGATAGTGGTACTATTAGTGGTACCGTTGGTATAAACATCACAGGTAGCATTACACATACAGGTAATATTGTAGGTCCAGCAAACAGCGGCGCAGACAATGGTGTGAGTATTGGTAGTAGTACAAATAGATACAACACTGTATGGGCAACAACATTTAATGGTGAAGCAACCGCAGCACTATATGCCGACCTTGCAGAGAACTATTTAGGTGATGCAGCATATGAACCAGGAACAGTACTTGTATTTGGCGGTGATGAAGAAGTTACTGCATGTACTGCTAAAGGACAAACTAGTGCAGCAGGTGTTGTTACAACCAATCCAGCACACTTAATGAATAGTGCATTGCAAGGCGAACATGTAGTAGGTGTAGCACTACAAGGGAGAGTCCCTTGTAAAGTTATTGGTAAGGTTGCCAAAGGTGACATGCTTGTTACAAGTGCTGTACCAGGTTATGCTATTGTCAACAACACACCAAATGTCGGACAAGTTATTGGTAAGGCAGTTGGAACAAAGGACGACAGCGAACGTGGTGTTGTTGAAGTAGTAGTAGGGAGAGTATAATGGCACAACAAACAATAAATGTAGGCACTGGAGCAAATACAGGAGGGGGAGATCCCCTCCGCAATGCAATGATAAAAATCAATGAAAACTTTACAGAGTTATATGCAGATATAGCAGCACTAGAAGATGGTGACATTACTACGGATATCAAAGGCAGTGTGTTTGCTGATGATAGTACATTATTAGTAGATGCTGTAAATGGTGTTATTCCGGGTTATGTAAGTTTAGCAACATTGCAATCTGAAGTAGCAGCAAGCGCAGACTTTGCTGACTTTCAAGCAAGAATAGCAGCATTGTAAATATACGATAAATATAAAAAAGAACAGGATTTAGAGAATGGCAAATAGATTTCCACTAGTAGTAGACACAAATGACGGTAACAGACTGAAAGAAATCCCTAGTGGCGACTCATTAGATTTTTCAAGTGTTGGCATTGCTAACCTAACTAGTCTAAGTGTAAGCGGATCACTAAGCGGTAGTACATTATCTACCACCGGAAACGTTTCCTTAGGCGGCACATTAAATGTAACCGGTGCTAGTACAATAACTACACTGTCAGCAACTACAATGACTGCAACTTCGCTAACACTCAATGGAAATCTTGTTGTTCCGCAAGTACAAAGTGATTGGAATGCAACAGATACAAACAGTGCTGCATTTATTCTCAACAAACCAGATCTTCAAGCTATTGACAACCTAGACGATATCGGAGACGTTTTTGTTTCCGATGCTGTTTTAAATGATGTATTAAAATATGACGGAACAAGTTGGCAAGCATCGCCGGAAGCAGGCGGTATAGGATTTGCTGATTTTAGTGTTGTAACCAATCCAGCAAGCGGTCAAGGTAGTTTGATATATAATGCTGCTGGTGTGTTTACATTTACTCCTGCCGATGCACTAACTGCAGGTTCTAATATTAGTTTACTAACCAATGATAGTGAATTTACAACCATTGCTGAGATTAATACAAACAACTATTTACAACAAGGCGATGTTATTGGTAGCGGAAGAATTACAGCTACAGCAGCAAGTGGGCAAGTTACACTTACATTTGATGCAACAGGTTTGTTAACAATTGAAACTGACACACTTGCAACTGTTACAGGCAGAGGTGCAACCACTACAACGGCGCTCGAAGCAGATGCATTTAATCAAGCACCTACAAGTACAAGCACCAACACACTAAAAGATGTAAGCATAGAAACACTTGATATTTTAACAAGTATTACAAGTACAGCAGCCAACTTTAGTACAGGCGGCAGTATAAGTGCAACCACAGGCACCGTTACTGGAAATACAGTAACAGCTTCAAGTACATTAAATACACCACTGATTGCAGGAGTTGGATCTATAACGAATACTGCTACAATTTCGGTAAACCCAGGAACAAACAATGCTCTTAAGATCGAAAGCGGGAGGCTAGAACTACTAGCAACCTCGTTACCACCGGCTTCGCCAGTAGCAGGACAAATTTTCTATGATGGCAGTGCATTCTACGGATATGTAGGCGACAACGGCAGCGGAAGTGCTGGCGCTGTAATGTTTCCAGCGTTTTACTCAATACTTGGATTACAACTTCCTGCATTTGAAAATGCTGATTTGCCAAGCGCAGCAGATGGATCCAATGAAGGAATGATAGCATGGGATTTAACAAATAGTAGTGTTGTAGTATTTAATGGAACAAGTTGGTCAAACGTATAATACTAGTTTCTGATAAATATGTATAACAGGAGACTAACATGGCAATTCAAGATATTAATGTAGGATTACTTGCTAACGACGGCACAGGCGATGATTTACGAGAAGCATTTATTAAGGTAAATCAAAACTTTGACGAGCTAGATTTAAAAGTATCAGCCGTCACAGAAATCTCAGCAGAAAATATTGGCGATGCCGGTTACGGAATATTTGCACAAGAAGTTTCAAATACGTTCCAGTTTAGAAAACTATTAGTCGATCCATTATATTCAGATACAATGAGTATACGTATTAGTGATGACGGCAACAATGTTTATCTAGCTAGTGCAACTGGGTATACTAGAATAACTGACGGAACTACAAGTGCTGTTGTATCTCCAACGACTTTTATTACAATCAATGGTACTGGTGCTGCACAAGCAACAGTAGCAGGCGGCGTTGCTCCTAGTATAACAATAGATAGTTTGCTTTCGAGAGAAACAACTCCAACACTTAATGCAACACTAAATGCTAATAGTAATCCTATTACTAACATTACTTCTCTTAATGATATTACTATGGCAGAACTCGAACAAGCGTTTGAATGGGACTTTGGAGACCTAACAAGAAATAGAACTAGCATCATTGATTTTATTTTGAAATCAGTAGATGTTGACTTTGGTACATCTCAAGATGTATTCTCTCCTGCAGATGGCACTGCTGATTTTGGAAATAGTAACGCAACATTCGATGAAGCTTTGTAAGGGGATATAAATGGCACTACCAAGCTGGACTAAAATATCAGGATCAGAACTTGCAAGTATACAAGAAAGAACTGATGTTAGCATTGCATTACCGCTAGAAGAAACAAGTGGTATAACAGTTACGCTGATATCTGGTGCATTGCCAACTGGACTTCGTATTAATGATTATCGTATAAAAGGTGTTGCAGTCGAAGTTAGTAAAACCACTGAGTTTGAGTTTGTTTTGAGAGCAAGTAATATTGAAGGAATAGCTGACAGAACTTACAAAATCGTAGTTGAAGGAGCCGATGCTCCTGTGTGGCAAACACCCGAAGGTGAACTAGGATTAACTAGAAGTTTCAGAAATCAATACTGGGTCGATACTCTTAATACCGAGTGGGGAATATATGAATCAAATGCTGGTAGCAGTTGGTTGGCTGTTGATGTTGATGTGTACGAAACTATTCCGAGTAGAGAAACAGGTAATAGTGGCGACTATGCTTATGTAAGCAGTTTAAAACAGTTTTGGTATAAAGTCGATACACGCTGGTATAGAATAAACACAACACAAATACAAGGCATACTTGGTAATGATAAAACACTTGCTATTTCAAGTACTGTGCCTAATCCTAACATAGATGATTTTTGGTTCAACACCAATAAAAGCAACGACGGATTAAATCTAGTATTAAGATATTGGGACGAAGTTGCAATGGTATGGAAGCCACTAGATTATGTTGTAAGTAAAACACCTCCAATATCACCGTTTGAAGATCAGATATGGGTTCACATTTTTGATGATACATTTGACTTTCAAATAAAAGTTTATAATGACAGCGAAAATATTTGGGAACTGGTTGATGCTACTTATAGTACAACTCCTCCAGATAGACTTAATATTGCTTACTTTATTTTAGACAGCAGCATAGTTGACTTTCAGTTAGAAGCAATAGATAGAGATTTAACAACTGGACAAAGTCTAAGATATTTTATTGCAGATGAAGACGGAGAGTTGCCTCCAGGTCTGAAACTTACAGAGGATGGAAAAATATCAGGTATTGTTGATCCATTATTATCTTTGGATGTGGATGACGCAGCAGGGTATGACACCGGCGAGTACGATACTGTACCATTGGACTTGGTTGTATTGGACGACGATGGCTACGATAGTTATTTTTATGACACTACATTTTATGGATTTAGTACACCAACAAGACGTCCAACAAAACTAAATCGCAAGTATACCTTTTCTGTAACAGTCGAAGATGATACTAGTTTTAGCAAACGTGAGTTTAGTATTTTTGTTGTAGGAGATGACTTCTTGCGTTCAGACAATACTATTATGAAAGCTGCTACAGGATTATTTACAGCAGACAACACATATCTACGCAAACCAGTATGGCTAACATCTGGAAATCTTGGAGTCAAGAGAGCAGAAAACTATGTTACCATCTTCTTGGATGTATACGATCCAAACTCCTTACTAGGTCAAATAAGCTACAATCAACAACCATTTAATGACGATGGCACTCCAAGTGTGCTGCCTCCAGGGTTAGTACTCGATGGAATCACAGGAGAACTAGCAGGAACAATACCATATCAACCAGCTGTTAATAGAGAATACAAGTTTACTGTCGAAGCATTGAGACAAGAAGTAGATAGCGATGATGTAGTAGAAATAAATATCGGTGTATATGAAGATACACTCACCGGCACATCTCAAATAAAAATAAACAAACTTCCTATTAATAGAGACGACGGTGTCGACGATCTATTAAGTCTCATTGAGCAAGACATAGTTATTGATAATCTAAGTTACACTGTAAGAAGTGTTAACAATGAAAATTCTGAATACGACTTATTAAATCTTAGTAGACCTTTGGAGCCAACATACAAAGCTAAACGTATTAAAACTGCATATAATAATGCCATTGGGCAGGATTATATATACATACTTGATGACGGCGATAATAGAGTAGATGCTTGGAAAAATAAAACACTAAAATATAGTGCATCTGAAGCATATACTTTAGTAGATAATGATAAACAAAACATTCTTGGAACAACTATTACACGCAAATGGCATACTATGGTAAGATACACTATCGATGCTGGTGATAGTTCGGGAAACTTAGATTTAAACTACGGTGTTGCTAATATAGTTGATACGGGCGATTATGTAGCAGATTTTGAAACTTGGCTAGCAGGCAAAGGTATTGATACTACATACTTGTACAAAAGAGTAAGCTCAACACCTACACAACTAATATTTGATATCCCACGTAACTCTATTGTTGAAAATACTATTATGAATCAAAACCTGTTTCATACCGATGACAGTGTGTATGGAAACTTGGAAATAACTCGTGGGCAACAGTTCTTTAAAGTATTTTTAGATAACACACTGCAACGTGCATTTAATCTATCAAATACGTTAGACGAACAATCAGGTCCGCAGATTACATTAGGAGTGTTTAAAGATACACTGATTACTAAAAAAATCGGTGTAACAAATGTTGATACTATAAGCACTATAAAAACATTCACTGTAAATATATTAGGAGAAGTTGATAGTACAGTAGCATGGATAACCAAGCCAGACTTGGGTACTATTCCTGCTAATAGAACAAGTTACTTACAACTAGTGGCTAATACTACGTTGGCAGGTAGTAATTTAAGATATGATTTAGTTGGAGGAAAGTTGCCCAACGGATTAACACTAAAACGTGATGGCGAAATAGTTGGAAAGCCCAATCAGTATACAACTGGAACAACATTAGGGTTGACCACCATTGATACTAGAACAACAACATTCGATAATAGCACTACAACCATTGATAGAAAATATGTATTCAAAGTTCTAGTACGTGATTTGTTTGGTTATAGTAATAGTATACAAGAGTTTACACTAAATGTTACAGATACAGATGATAAAGTATATTCAAATGTGTTTATCAAGCCATACTTAAAACCATCACAGCGTACAGTTTTTAACAACTTTATCAACGATTACACAATATTTACACCTGAAAGTATATATCGTCCCTACGATGAAAACTTTGGTCTTAAGAAAGACTTAACAACGTTGGTATATGCAGGCGTCGAATCTAAAAAGTTAGCTAACTTTGTTGCTAGTACAGCATTAAATCATAAACGCAAACGTTTTGTATTTGGAAACTTAAAAAGTGCAGTTGCTAAAAAAGAAGGAACAAATGAAGTTTTATATGAAGTTGTGTATGTCGAAATAACAGACCCACAACAGCCAACCAAAGGTAATACAGCAGTATCGATAACATCGCCTACTGCAAACGATTTAAAAATAAATCAAGTTAAACTTGAAGTTAAAGATGATCAAAGTGCAGCAGAGGTTGGACTTGATACGTTTCGTATAACAATGCGTGAAGGTGATCCAGTAAGAATAGCTGCTAGTAGTGGTAGTATTTCTATTAC